TCTAGTGGTTTAGATAAATGGCCAACTATGGGACCAGCTGACCCGTTAGAGATGACAGAAGAACAGAGAACAAGATTTGAATATGCTGCAGAGTCCTCTGCTAGACTTCAACAGACCCTAATATTAGAAGAGGGCTTAGACGAAAGACGACAACAAGGCGACTAATGCAAACTATCGGACCACTATACGGCGGAAAACTACGATACTGGCATAAAAAACTATTGCCTGTAGTAGAGGTTGGCTCTACTCAAGAGACTGATTACCCATTTAGAAAAGGTAAGTGCTTGGTCTTTAGGCTGCCTTTTACTGAGCCTGGCTATTACGTTGGTGTTTTTTACAAGAAGCCATTAATATCCCCTGATGACGACGAGGCTATCGATAAGATAGTATTGGGCGCCATGAAAGGTAGAAAAGCTTGGGTTCCAGAGGATGGTAAATATGATGAGTTTTTTTAAGAAGAAGGCCGCGTGGACTAAACCCTTCCCAGAGAAGGTTGCAAGACGGGTATCAAGAATCCCAACTGGGGAACTTGAAAACTGGTCAGAACAAGCATTAACAGAGATAGGCAAGTGTATGGCAAAGTACGCAAAAACTAGAGACCCAATCTACCTAGATGAGGCTGTAAAGGGTGCCGAGGCTCTCCACGCCGTGGTCGAGGAGTTGCACTCCCGCATGACCAACTGATACACTAATGTCACCTCTCTCTTCTACTTCCGTGTGATGGTGCGAAGACCCTGTGCTTACCAGCACAGGGTTTTTGTTTTACTCTAGACTAAGGTTATTATGGACAACAACATTGTGTTAGAAGAAGACGAAGATGAGTTCCTGCCCGAAACTCCCGAGGAAGTAGAGCCCGAGGATGAAGAGGTAGAACTGGATGAGCTGTCTAGAGAGTTTGTAACTAAATTAATAGACCGTTGCATTGAGTTTATGAATGCCCTAGTGGGTCATGAGCTACACCCTTATCAAATGCCTCTTGCGCGTCGCATCATTGAATCTGTACTGATTAATGATGGTGAAGAAATTACTGCATTAGCTGCACGTCAGTCAGGTAAGTCTGAAACAATTGCTAATACCGTAGCAACGCTAATGGTGCTTTTGCCACGCCTTGCAAAGATGTATCCAGACCTTCTTGGTAAGTTCTCAAATGGTGTTTGGATTGGTATGTTTGCACCAGTTGAAGGTCAGGTAGAAACACTCTTCGGCCGTACTGTTAATAGGCTTACTAGCGAACGTGCACAAGAGATTCTTGGCGACCCTGAGATTGACGATAGCCTAGGTAAAGTGCCTGGAGTTACACGACAGATTAAATTAAAAAACTCAGGCAGTAGCCTTATGATGATGACCGCTAACCCACGTGCGAAGATTGAATCTAAATCCTTCCACCTTATCGTTATTGATGAGTGTCAAGAGGCAGATGACTTTGTTGTTACTAAGTCTATCTCTCCTATGCTTGCGTACTACTCAGGTACTATGGTTAAGACAGGCACACCTACTACACATAAAAACAACTTCTACCGCTCTATTCAGATTAACAAGCGTAGGCAAACAACTAGAGGAAAACGTCAAAACCACTTTGAGTGGGATTACCGTGATGTGTCTAAGTGCAATGCCAATTATGAGAAGTTCATCAAAAAAGAAAAACTACGTATTGGTGAAGAGTCTGACGAATTTCAGATGTCGTATTGCTGTAAGTGGTTGTTGGAAAGAGGTATGTTCGTAACCTCAGCTATTATGGATGAGCTTGGAGACACGTCTCAACAGGTTGTAAAGGCTTGGCATCGTTCACCTGTAGTAGTTGGTATTGACCCTGCACGTAAGCTAGACTCTACAGTTGTAACAGTAGTCTGGGTAGATTGGGACCGTCCAGATGAGTTTGGTTATTTTGACCACCGTGTCCTAGATTGGCTGGAACTACAAGGCGATGACTGGGAAGACCAATATTTTCAAATCGTTAACTTCTTATCTAGTTACGACGTACTTGCTGTTGGGGTTGACGCTAACGGCGTGGGTGATGCGGTTGCACAAAGACTCCGACTCCTCATCCCAAGAGCAGAAGTACATTCCATAGGTAGTAGCCAACCAGAGCAGTCAAAGCGCTGGAAGCACCTTAAGGCCCTTATTGACCGTCGTATGGTTGGTTGGCCTGCCCACGCTAAGACTCGACAGTTGCGTAGATGGAAGCGTTTTTACCAACAAATGGTGGATTTGGAAACTAAATTTACTGGACCTAACTTTCTAGCCCATGCCCCAGATGAAGCCCATGCCCACGATGATTATGCAGATTCTTTAGCAATAGCCTGCGCTCTAACCTTAGACCTGACGATGCCTTCGGTAGAGGTTTCTACATCTCCGTTCTTCAGCAGGTAATTACCCGTTTAGCCTGACTTTACGACCAATAAGTAGGACACTTTTACACGAGGTCCTCAACCCTTTAATAAGGAGTATAAAAAATGGCAATTGCCCCAACACCTAAGTTCCCTGAGAATCCAGGTACCACTTACGACCGTAAGATGTCACCTGCTGCACCAGGACAGCGTGGCCCACTACGCTTTGAAGAAGGTCTTGCAACAGACACAGACATCCCAGCACAGTTCACAACTGGTGCTATGCAGGGATACGAACCAGCTGCAGGTCGTCCAAATCGTAATAAGGCTGTTCACACAAAGACTGCAGAAGAAACAATGCGTGAGCGTGCTCACGTAGGTTCTGCTGCATGGGTTTCAGCACCAGCAAGTCTTAACGACTTTTCATCTGGTGCGTTTGCTGACCATGGCGACAACCGTTTCGAAGAAGTTAATCGTAGCGGCGGTCCACAGAAGTCTGGCAACCCAGCTGTAGTAAACGACTAGTTAGGTTTCCCACCCCCGTTCAGCACATTCGAACAGCTGCGGGGGTGGGCTTCCCATTTTATAAGGATTAACGATGGCACTGATTAGAGGAAAAGAAGCAAAGGAAACGGAAGAGCGGGAACCCGCTAATCCTAAACTTTGGAACATGCTTACCGCACAGGCGGATTCAAAATTTTCTAAAAACTCTCCTGCCCGCGGACACTGGATTCACTCCAGATACAACGCAATGGGTGGTCAGTATGTTAACTCCAAGCGCGAAGTAGACCCTCGCATGAGAGACTACGCGCAAGAAGCCAAAGATAAAAAAGAAAAAGACCAGAAGAAAAAAGTTACCAAGCCAGTAACCAAGAAGGTAACGCGGTTTCGCTAATATAGATTTAGTGGTACCCTTTAACTCTAGTTTAGAGAAGGTGAAATGAGCGGCATTGACTTTTCGCCCCCATCGTATAGGGCGGCATCCAGCGACTTAACCATCTCCATTTCTCCACTCGGCTTGGTCGAGTTGGCAGATGAGGAGTTTGAAGTCCATGGCCCACGCCTAAACCGTTATTCACTTAACTGGGCGATGTATCTTGGCCACCACTATTCATACCGTCGTCAGATTGGCGATAGCCAGCTAGTACTTAATTACTACCGCGCTTTCTCAGATTTTATTATTAACTTTGCTTTTGGTAAGGGTGTGGATTTTAGAAGCCCTCGTGAAACCGAAGCGATTATCCCTGACCTACTAGAGCGTGTCTGGGAAGTAGATAACAACAAGGCAACAGTCCTATGGGAAATGGGACAGCAGGGAACCGTATCTGGTGACTGCTTTGTTAAGGTTGCTTACGAAGAACCGTGGGAAGACTCTTCAGGAATGAAGCACCCAGGACGTGTTCGTATCCTTCCACTTAACGCATCATTTGCGTTTCCAGAGTTCCACCCACACGACCGCGAGCGCTTAATCCGCTTTAAGTTAAAGTATCGTTTCTGGGGAACATCATTAGAAGGAACACGTCAGGTGTTTACTTACACCGAAATCCTTACAGACGACATCATCGAGGAGTACATCAACGATGAACTTATTGACTCGCGCCCTAACCCGCTTGGTACTATTCCCATTGTTCATATTCCAAATATTCGTATTAGCGGTAGCCCTTGGGGTCTTGCTGACTGTTTCGATATTATTAATATTAACCGTACTTATAACGAGACTGCTACTGACATCGCTGACATCGTTAATTATCATGCTGCTCCCGTCACAGTCATCATTGGTGCCAAAGCTTCACAATTGGAAAAAGGCGCTAACAAAGTCTGGGGCGGTCTACCAAAAGACGCGAAGGTAGAAAACCTAGAAGGTGGCTCACAAGGTCTAAAGGGTGCTATGGACTTCCTAGCTATGCTAAAGAAGTCTATGCATGAAATGGTTGGTGTACCTGAGACCGCACTTGGTCAGGCCCAGCCTATCTCTAATACATCAGGTGTTGCATTGAGCATCATGTTCCAGCCTTTGATGAACCGTTACCACCAGAAGATTATTCAGTATGCACGTGGACTAGAACTTATTAATCAGCTTATTATTCGAAGCCTTGCCGTCAAGGAACCAGAGATGCTTATCTGGGACCCTACCCGCAACGTAAAGCTTAAGACAGGTCAGGTTGACCGCTTAGACCCTAACGACCCACTCACATACCAAACATACGTACATTTCCCACAGCCTCTTCCATTGGATAAGTTGATTGCACTTAATGAAGTTCAATCTATGCTGTCCCTAGGCCTTGAGTCTAAGGAAGGGGCACTCCGCTCACTTGGCGAGTCTTTCCCAAGCGATAAGCTCAACGAAATTCGTCAAGAACTTATGGATGACGCTGTGGCTGATGGGGCATTACGACTCCTACAGACGCAAGTTGAACAAGAAATTGCTGAACTTACAGGCACTATGCCTAATCCAGAAACTGGTGGTGCCCCTGGTGCCCCAAGTGAAGCTGGCGCTCCTGGAGCTCCAGCCGTATTACCAGCAACAATAGATGAAGCGCTAATGGCTGCCGATATGGGTGAAGCCGACCTTCGTAACAAGCTGGTCACAGAAGCTTATGGCACGGTCCTCCCACAGAGGCGCGTACCAGAAGAGTACGAAAAATAAAGGTTTACCCTGACATTTTTTGTATTAACAAAGACAATATATACAACGTTTGGTCATATGTGCTACGCCCGTAAGGGCATTCGGAAAACGACCCCTAGGAGAAAAAGGAATCTTGTATGGAAACAGCAGGACTAAATGCAGAGGCTTTTGCAGCTGAAGCAGGAACCGTTCCAGTCGTAGCTGAGTCGTCAAACAACGCTGTTGTTGCTGACGCACCTACTACTAAGGCGACTTCCAAATTTTATACGGAAGAAGACCTGGTTAAAGTTCGTAGCCAGGAGAAGGAAAAACTCTACCCTCAGATTGATAAGCTGAAGGAAGAACTAGATGGCATTAAGAAAGAGCGTGAAGCAGAACTTGCTGCACGTGCTGCAGAAGCAGAAGCAAAAGCTAAGGCTCAGCAGGAAGCTCTTGAAGGTGACATGGATGTTCGTACTTTGCTTAAGACTAAGGAAGCAGAGTGGCAGGAGCAGTTGGAGCGTGAGCGTCAAGAACGTGAACGTGCCTTCGCTCTTCTGGAACGCGAAAGAACTTTTGCTGACCTGCAGAACTACCGTTCACAACGTGTAGAAGCAGAACGCGAAAACATTATCCCAGAACTTGTAGACCTAATTAGCGGCAATACCCGCGAAGAAGTAGAAGCAAGTATTGAGGGTTTGAAAGAACGTTCAAACAAGATTCTTGAGTCGGCGCAATTTGCAATGCAAAATGCGCGTAAAGAAATGACGGGGACAAGGGTAACCACGCCCCCGCTCGGACCAATGGACGACAATTCGGAGCAACGTGCGTTAACGGCTGAAGATATTCAGTCAATGTCGATGAATGATTATGCAAAATACAGAGAACGTATCATGAGCGCTACTGCTCGCGGTAAGTCTCGCGGCTTGTTCGGGTAAATCCCACAATCCCAAATCCAACCTACAAGGAGTAAACAACTAAAATGGCATCTGGTATTACGGGTACTGGCAATCTAGCCGCAGCCCCAACAGCGTACTCAGGTACAAACACACAGTTGACTCAAGCGATTCAGACAATCTGGTCAAAGGAAATCCTTTTCCAGGCAATGCCTATCCTTCGCTTTGAGCAGTTCGCAGTCAAGAAGACTGAACTTGGTGTTGCACCTGGTCTACAGATTAACTTCCTCCGCTACAACAACCTCGGCTTTGCTAATGCACTTGTCGAAGGTGTTCGTATGCAGACAAACGCGCTTACAGCACAGCAGTTCTCAATCACAGTAACAGAGCATGGTTATGCTCTTGCTGTATCAGAGCTCTTGCTTAACGCTTCATTCGATGACGTAATGGCATCTGCTTCACGTCTTCTCGGTCGTAACATGGCTATCTACCTAGACCAGCTATCACGCGACACACTTTATGCAGCGACTTCAACCATCTACGGTGAAGACCGCTCTAACCTTTCAGCAGTCAACAACTGGTATGCATATGGTACTAAGGGTACAAACCGCGCAAGCATGACTGGCGCTAACTACCTTACACCACACACAGTTAAGGACGTTGTTGAGACACTCGCAACCAAGAACATCCCACGTTTGGGCGAAACTTACGTTGCGTTTATCCACCCACACCAGAGCCGTCAGCTTCGTGATAACCCAGAGTTTATCGAAGTAACTAAGTACGCTGCTCCTGGTAACTTCATGCTCGGTGAAGTTGGTCGTTTGTACGACTGCGTATTCATCGAAACAACACAGGTACGTAAGGTAGCTGGTGGTGCTGGTACTAACTACACCGCTGACTCAGCAGTTGCTAACCCAACTGTTACACCTGGTGGAGGTTACATCACTCCAGCACAGTTCACAGGTAATGGTGGTTCAGACCGCTATGACGCTATCTTCATTGGAGATAACGCATTCGGTCACGCAATCTCTCTACCAGTTGAACTCCGTGACGGTGGTATTCTTGACTTCGGTCGTGAGCACGCACTTGCTTGGTACTCAATCTTCGGTCTTGGTCTTATTACTGACCAGTCTGTTGTTATTGCAGAAACCAACTAATCCACAGACCTGGGCACGTCTAAAAACTGCCCACTCAACAGATACTAATTAGGAGAATATACATGGCAAGACAAGTAAAACCCCAGGACGTTACTGGCCGCGCTCGTGCACAACAGATTGCTGATAATTCAGACGCTCTGCAGGCACGCGCAGCAGAAATGTCTATGGCATCCGCTGAAGCCCAAATTAAGCTTGATGAAGTTGTAGACGCTACTATTCCAAATAGAGCAACTGTTATTGAGGATTCCATCACTGTAGTCGCTAACAAAGAAGAAGACTCAGTTGTAATCCGTGTCGTAGAAGACATCGAGAACATGACTCTAGGTGTAGGAAACTTCTATAGCTTTAAGGCTGGACAGAAGTACAAAGTGTCCAAGCACGTAGCCCAACACCTACAAGAAAAGGGTTACCTCGCTGGAGTTATCTAGCATTTAATGGGCGAATCAGCGGGCACACTTAGGTTTGCCCGCTTTTTCGTTACTATCGTTAGGAGTAGTTAGTGGCCCTGTTGTCAGACCTAATTTCTAGGACTCGCTTGGAGTTGGGTGACCAGCCAAAAGAATTCCAGTTCACTGCAACAAGTGATGGAACTACTACCTCCTACTATTTAAATAATAAGCCTGTAGACCCATTTACTCTTTTAGTAAGAGTTTCTAGAAACTTTGTCCCCGCCCCTACTGGCTACAAGCTAGAGGTTGATACAGGGATTATTAGATTTTTAAACCCAATTGCAGTAAACGAAGTTCTGACTGTTAATGGAACTGCATACCGCTACTTCTCTGACGCAGATATTACTCGATTTATTAACACAGCTATTGAGCAGCACACATACGAAAGAACCGACGCATACGGTAGCCGCGTTACTATGGCAACCCTACCTGCGGTAGAAGAGTACCCAATTGCTATCCTAGCTACTATTGAAGCCCTTTGGGTTCTAGCTACAGACGCAGCATTTGATATTAATATCACCGCTCCAGACGGTGTGGTAATCCCACGAAGCGAACGCTACGCTCAGTTAACAGGTATGATTGCACAGCGTCAAGAGCAGTACCGCTCTCTATGCGCTCAGTTAAATATAGGTCTATGGCGTATTCAAGTAGGTAACCTGCGCCGTGCCTCTAAGCGTACTAATAAGCTTGTTCCTATCTATATGCCACAAGAGTTTGACGATGGTCGTAAGCCAGAGCGCGTGTATATACAGAACGATATGATTGGTCGACAGACCTTCCCCTCTACTATCCAAGTTCAAGACCTTGTTATGAACCAGGGAGATAGTTATTCACAGGACTTTATCCTAGGTGCCCCTGTTACCAACCTAGAGTTCTCTGCAGAGATTAGAACTTACCCAAATTCACCTACTCGGTGGGTAGCCTTCAATGTTACAATTGTAGACGTTCAGACTGGACGTATCAGAATTTCGCTACCACAACAGGACACACGCTATCTACCAGTCAGAGGTTTTTGGGACCTACAAGCCACATCATCTGTGGATAACACTTTCCAAAGAACCTTCTTAAGAGGACAGACATTCGTGACCCAGCAAGTGACAACGGTGGAGTGATATGCCAGACATTATTATAGTTCCGCCAGATAACGGTAACTGGTACCCAACACCTACAGGTCCTACTGGCCCTTTAAATGGTCCAACTGGTCCTACAGGACCGACTGGCCCTACAGGTCCTCAGGGAGATTACTCTCGCTACCTTGGTCTTTATGACACATTAGCTGACCTTCAAGCTGCCAACCCAAGTCCAGTACCAACTAACTGGGCTTTTGTTCGCATTACTGGAAACGCTACACAACTACGTTTATATCGTCGTAGTAGTAACGCTTGGGTATTTGATACTTTAAATATTCCTGCAGGTGCGACTGGCGCAACAGGACCTACAGGTAGAACTGGTGCTACAGGACCTCAAGGTAACCAAGGAAACGCAGGCCCTACTGGTGCTACTGGTGCTCAAGGTGTTTCTGGTTTAGCTGGTGCTACTGGTCCTGCTGGTACTCCTGGTCAAGGTTTAAATCTTCTTGGAGAGTACCCAACCCTTGCTGCACTACAAGCGGCACGCCCAACAGGTGTAGCTGGCGAAGCTTGGTTACTTGCTAACGGCAACTTAATTATTTGGGACACCGTTACCTCAGCATGGAAGAACGTAGGTAATCTAGAAGGTCCAACAGGCCCTTCAGGAATTGCAGGCCCTACTGGTCCAACAGGTCCACGTGGTGTACAAGGTTTCTTAGGTAATCAAGGACCACAAGGCGACACAGGTCCAACAGGTTCTACAGG